AGTCAAAATGCTCGACCTCCTGTACTTTTGAATCTTGAACCCTTAAAACAATCTAAAACGATAGAGTCAGATGTATATTACGGATATTATACCGATAGCACTGGTTATATTGGAACACTAAAACACGATGATGAATGGGTTTACAAGTTAGCAGGATACGATTTCGAAGGACAAACTTCATTTACATACACCTGTGTGGGTCTAGACATAATTAATCAAGCAGGACAGGGTGATGGCTCACTGAGCTTAAACTCATCAACCGGATGGATAACAGGAAAACTACCCAACATCGGCGGAGCTAAATTTGACTTCTATCTTACTGCTACTGCTACCAAGATAGTTCCTCAGGGTGAATTAAATGCTATAAAGACTATAGTAAGAGGATCTCCTACAAGAATTACAACATTTAGAGATCATGATATTGCCTCTACTAATCAGATTACAATGTTGAATAACTCGATAGGATTCAACAATCAACAATGGTACGCTAAAGTTATAGATAGTAAAACTATTGATCTCTATCTAAATCAAGCTTTAACTAAGCCTGTAAATACGTCATTGTTTGATCAGCCTGTATTGTTGGGAACTATACAACGAAATGAATATCGTCGCTCTAGTTCGCTGTACGAATATAAACTAACTCTTCTAGGCAATCTTGATCCTACATTTACTTGGCATCAAGACTCAGATCTTGGAACAATTTATAACGGTGATACCAGTCATCTAAGTATCAGAGCAACCACTCCAAATACAGGATATCAGGTAAACTATAGAATCGTTAGTGAAAGACAAGAGAATTTCAATGCTATCATTCAGGCACGAGCAGGTTCAGCGATAAATGATAGTACAGCCATACCTGATTACTATATCGTTGGTGATCTAGGTGTATTCGCTAGAAGTCGAGATCTAGGTAACACCTTGGAATACTATACTCAGTTCTCTAGAGATAAAATGACTGCTCTAGCAACAGGAACAGTAGTAGAGGCTGGTGTTAACCGTGGTTTAGTGGTTGCTGTTGGATATAATCAAGCAGGCTATCCTAGAATATTTAGAACAGATGACGGCGAAAATTGGATTCCCGCCGCTGCTGCTGGTAATAGTCGTTTGTACAGTGTTATTCACGATGATCGTCTAGCAGGAGAACGATATATTGCTGTTGGAGAGAACGCTCAGGTCATCACAAGTAGTAGAAACGCATTTCTATGGTTTACTAGTTCTATGACAGGAATCGCTGACAGTTCAGTGACAGTGTTTAGAGACTTATTAGTCACTGATTATCTAGAACAAGATTCAAGCTTAGTTATTAAAACTATTTCTAAAGCAAGTCCCTGTGTCATTGAATTCAATCAAGATCATAGTTTAGTCACAGGTGATAAGATAATCGTTCATGATGTTGAAGGAATGACTGATCTAAATGGCAATCAATACTGGGTAAAGTATTTGACTAGTACTCAAGTAGAACTCTACACTGATAGTGCTCAAACATTAGCCGTGAATTCAAGTACCTATTCAACCTACGAAAAATCAGGATGGGTCGAACTAGATTATCATTATTTTTATACCGTGGTAGGTAATGTAGCTCAGGGTCAGGCTGGTATTTGGTATGTTAAAGACAAGACAGGCAAATTCCCAGGCACCCTGCAATGGTCAGAAGCAGTAATAGTAAATCCCGCGCTCGCTTTGACTAATCCTATCAGAAGTGTGATCTGTCATGAAGTACGAAACTCCGTAACTAACCAAGTTGAGTCTAAACGATTTGTAGCAGTTGGTAATAGTGGGCTGATACTAGATAGCAGTGATGGTATTACTTGGACAGAACAAGTTCCGATTACCACAGAGAATATCTTAGACGTTGTATGGGATAACGATCAATTTTATATCGTTGGAGCCGATGGATTCACTGCTTATAGTGATCTAGGAACTAATAATAGTTGGTCCTACAAGACCAGCAATCAGGCTAATGATCTAACGTCTATAATATATGGTGATACTCTGCCAGATAGCGATTACTCGATTGGCTTAATAAGACTGACTAATCCATGTGAAATAGTATTCGAAAAGACTCATGAGTTTCAGGACGGACAACGAGTAATAGTACGAAACATCAAGGGTACCACTGAGCTGAATCATCGTCAATTTTGGATTGAAAAACTAGACGGAGAAACTATAGCACTCTATGCTGATAGTCTAAGAACTCAGCCTATAGATGCTCAGAGTTATACTCCATATGTTAGCGGTGGAGGAGTAAGTGCTGTAAAATACAATGCCGTAGCAGTAGGTCATGGTAGTACCTTGCTTTATGGAAAGAGCATTCTGCTATATAATCCACGAGCATTTACCGAAGAGTTTGACGAGTTTAACTATGATATAACTTATTACGATCAGAATGCCAAATACATTGATACTTGGGTTACTCCAACATTGGGAGAGTTATGTCCCAATCTTACGCTGCTGACAACAGGCGAAATCAGTGGTAGGGTTGTATTTGAAACTACTCGTTCAACGCTTGCTTTGGAAACAGGACAAAGCCAAAGGTACTCATTTTGGGCTCAGGCTTATATCGTGGGACAGGAAGAAATCACGTCTGTCAAGCAGTTTTATCTAACGGCAACAAAAAAGTATAGTACGCCATATGAAACGGTGTACATTCAAGCATTTCCTAGTCTTAGAGAAAGACGAATGTTAGATACTCTGTTTGATCCAGTACAAGACAATGAAGCGCTAGATCCTATTCCAGATAATTGGGTTTATCGTCTCAAAGATCCCTATTATGGTAGAGCAAAGCGTATTATCTATTATCATAGTTATGGTGTTCGTGCTGATGTCAGAGACAAATACATTCAAGCAATAGAACAAAATCATTATTGGAGAGATTTAGTTATCGGCCCACCAACTGCTGCTATCGCTAGAAACTCAGCGGGATCAGTTCTTTATGAAGTAATTTATTGTCCTATTATCGATAACTTAGTGAACTCAAATAATCAGTCGATAAGTCAAAGAGTGTCATGGCCTCGTAGAATAAATCTACATCGTGGACCGTGGATGACTAGTATGACCAACGTGTGGGATAGCTTTATTCACGCTGATAACAAAAACTATTATCAACCAGGATCAAGTTCTGCTGACTATCCCAAGTATCAAGATTTCATGACAAGTCTAAGTCCAGGCTTCACTACCGCTGTTTATCCTGCTAGTTTAGAAAACATGAGACTTCGTGTGAATCAAATACTAGGAAACATCAACGATGACCGAGTACTGCCATTATGGATGACTACTCAGCAACTAGACGGTAATACTCTGGGATTTACGCCTGCTTGGGTGATTTGTTATTTACAGCCCGGCTATACTAATCAAGTGCTTACAAAATTAGAAACATGGCAGCAAAACAATCTTAGATTTAACGAAATCAGATTTAATGTCGATAGGTTCTTAGTAGATAAGCAACTAACGTTTGATTGGGACGGAAATACATGGTTAAGTACTCTACCAAGTAGTCAGCCAGGTGTTACCGATAATAGCGAAGACGAAACGATCATGATGCTTAATCAACCAAATATTCTTCCCTATCGTGCTCCCTTAGGATAAATAATCATATGAGTTCTAACATCAAAACAAGTCAAATCAATACTAGCTACCCTGTGCCAGGTATCAATAATAGCACTCAGGGATTTAGAACGAACTTCACGGCTATTAAAGCAGCTCTAGATACAGCCACGTCTGAAATTTCAGATTTGCAAAGCAAGGCAGTATTAAAGTCTGCTTTAGCTGATATGAACATTGATAATAACATGGCTAACACGCTGATTAGCAATGCTCTTGTTCGTGGATTTCGTGCTAAGACATTCAAAATCAGCGATGATATGAGTGGTACTATTACTATTGATACCACAGCAGCAGATGTACAATATGGTACGATTACTGACGATACCGATCTAGGATTTTCAAAATGGGCACCTGACGGAACACAGGCAACCGTTGATCTAATACTTACAATTGATAACGCTGCCAGTGTTATTACGTTGCCTGATAATGTTACTCAGGGTATGTCCACGCTTGAAAACTATTCGGGAAATGGTATAGCAGGTGGATCATTTACAGCCCCATCAGGAGTAAGTAATATTCATCTACGCTTTACAACGATAGATTGTGGTACTAATATTGAAGTTCAGGCTCTTAATAGACCTCGTCAAGCACAACAAATCGTGACTACCGTACCTACGACAAAATTTGGTAGTCAGGGAGATCGTGCTGGGTCAATAGCAACTGATTCCACTTATGTGTATGTATGCACAGCAGATTGGGATGGGACCACTGCTATTTGGAAGAGATTGTCTCTTACATCATGGACATAAATCAAGTTCATCCATTTATTGGGGATCTTAGCAGCAAAACAATTGATGAACTTGGAGAGACTATTTCTCAGTTACATAGTCGTTTAGCCTGGGCTCAGCAAACACATAAATATCATATGGTCAATCAGATACAAATGATTCTGAATAGTTATAGATCAATTTACAATCAAAAGCAACAAGAACTTTGGGCTAAAAAAACAGGCAAAGACTTATCCAATAATATTGACATTCGCTAGATTTGTGATATTATTGATTGATGTTCAAAGACAAATACGGTATTTCTGTATATAGCGAATCTGATATCTGTGATTATCTTCTTAGAAATCCAGATGCTACACTAACTCGCATTGTGACTGACGATCCAATAAACGATCATGATATTTCGGATCTAGAGATTGAAAACTATCCCGAAATCATTAAACATTTTGATGCTGATATTAGCGTAGAAGAGTTTGATAGAATTTGTCAGAGCAATTGGTACATGCCCGATGAGTATAAAAATCTAGACATAGCAAGTTGGGTTTTAGATCAATGTAAAACACAAGATCAACTACAACGAACTGCTGAAGAACTGCTAGCCTATCAAGAACTTGAGTTATTTAATTTGCTGCGTTATCTTAAATATTTGGTTGATACTATGAGAGCAAATGGTATTGTATGGGGCGTAGGGCGAGGAAGTTCAGTTAGTAGTTATGTTCTATATCTGATTGGCGTACATCGAATCGATAGTCATTTTTACGATTTAGATTGGCATGATTTTTTGAAGTAAATACTATATCAAAGGAGAAACTTATTATGGCTTTACATCGTTCAGCACACGGTAAAATGATAGACATGACAGCACTTAGAAACAAGAATGAAAGAGTTCGTGCTGTGGGCAATATGAATGTCAATGCTCGGGGAGATACTATTGATAGTGACAATCGAATCATCAATGATGTCAGCAAGCGCGTAAATAAATTATACGCTCGTGCCACTGAAGAAGTTCGCACACCTCGTCCCCCTGTAGAAAACACTGCCAAGTCAGTCTCAGAATTCCCTGAAGACTATGACTCAGAATACAATGCCCGAGATCACGAGCGCAAGTAGTTGTCCATTTGTCTTGATTTATCTTAATATCTTTGTTATTATACACACACTATGACTAAACCATACAAACATCACACTATTACTAAACTTCGTGCTCTTCATGATTGGATTCTTGTTAGCGAGATGAATTTCACTGAGCGTACTACTCTATCAGGACTTGTTCTTGTATCTGATGACGGTAAAAATAGCGGTATCAGACCTCGTTGGGCCAAGGTTTATGCTATTGGCCCTGAGCAACACGAGGTCAAAGTAGGTCAATACGTTCTTGTAAGTCATGGACGATGGACCCGAGGAGTTGATATCGAAGATACTCAGGGAACTCATACTATTCGACGAGTTGATAATGATGAGATTCTTTTGGTTAGCGATGATCCCGTACAAGATGATACTCTTGGCGATAAGGTTATATAATGTTAAAAAAGCTTATCTGTAAGTATTTGGGAATACGCTATGATGAGGATAATAAAAAACTTCAGCCTGTTGATTCATCTAGCGGCCTAATAAGATCATCAGGATTAGAAGCACACCCTACGTTAAATTTCAGCATTTACAAAGCAGATGGTGGTATAATTATTGAAACTCGATCACGAGACAGAAATGATTGTTTAATCACTAATCTTTATGTTTGTAAGGAAGAAGATGATTTAGGCGATAAGATTAACAAGATTGTTACAATCCAACTATTGAAACTATGAATCTAGCAAACAAACTTTGGACTGAAAAGTTTCGTCCTAAAAACGTACAAGACTATGTTTTCGTTGATCGACATCAGCGAGATCAAGTCGAATCGTGGATTAAACAGGGCAGTATTCCTAATCTTCTATTCAGTGGCGAAGCAGGTGTGGGTAAAACCACACTTGCTCGTGTTTTGATCAATGAACTAGGCATTAATGAGTATGATGTTTTAGAAATCAATGCTAGTCGTGAAAATAGTGTTGATATTGTTCGAGATAGAATTCTGTCTTTTGTTCAGACTATACCATTTGGCAATTTCAAGGTTGTTTTATTAGACGAAGCAGATTATCTAAGTCCAGCTGCTCAGGCAAGTCTTCGTAATGATATCGAAGCCTATCATCAAACTGCTCGTTTTATATTGACTTGTAATTATGCTCATCGAGTGATTCCTGCTCTAAAGAGTCGTTGTCATGAAGTCAATATTACAAAGACTGATAGAACAGAGTTTACCGCTCGTGCTGCTCAAGTATTACTATCAGAGTCTATTGATTTTGATATCGATACGCTTGATACTTATGTGACTGCTTGTTATCCAGACTTACGAAAGTGTTTGAATCAACTACAAGTTAATAGCACATCTGGCAAATTGCTTATTAGCACGGCTAATGTTATCAATGAAGATAGTTTGTTAGTCAGTGTTACCGAGATGTTTCGTGCTAAAAAAATCAGCGAAGGGCGTAAGTATTTGTTACAATATCTTAGCACCAACCCAAGCAAATTAGAATCAATTTATCACTGGATGTATAAAAATCTAGATCTTTGGGGTAAAACTGATTCTGAAAAAGACGCTGCTATTATAATTATTAGAAATGGATTAGCAAATCTTAGTTTGGTCGGTATTCCCGAAATAAGTCTAGCAGCAACTCTCATTGAATTAACCTCACAAGGAGCATAAATGAAAAAGACCTCGAAGAAACAAGAGAATGTTACTGGAAATTATAGTACGGCTGTTTATAACAACAACGAATTGATCTCATTTGACATTGATTGGGATCGTTTGAAAATTCACGTTAGAGAAGCAATCGCTGAATATGAACATAAGCGTTTGGTAGAAGAAGCGCCGTATCATCCAGGATATGAAGGAGCAGTTATCATTAAAGAAAAGAAACCTGTTAAGCGAGTTGCTAAAGCAAAACCTGCTACAAAATCTGCTACGAAAACTAAAAAGAGCAAAGAATGAGATTTTTGTTAGTAACATATCTTAGAAAACCAAACGGTCAGATTGACGAACAAGTTGGATTTAGCACTAGAACACGAGAACGAGATCTAACAACCTGTAATGTCATTATTGATTACAAAGACAAACGAGTTATCAAATGTCATGTGGGCAATGATACTATTCCTACAACATTCGAAAAATTAACTGAATACTATCAGACACATTATCCTGATTTAATCGCTCAACTAAAGAAATCAAATGAATAACGTAATACTCACTGATTGTGACGGAGTTCTCTTAAATTGGGAATGGGCATTCAATGTTTGGATGGAGCAGCATGGATTCAAAAAAGTAGCAGGTTCCTCTCTTGTTTATGATATTGGCAGTCGATATGGCATTGATTCCGAACAAGGTCGTAAATTAATAAAAATCTTTAACGAATCGGCTGCTATTGGCTTCTTGCCCCCTCTTCGTGATGCCATGCATTATGTCAAACGGTTACATGAGGAACATGGCTATATTTTTCATTGTATTACAAGCCTTAGTTTAGATAAGAATGCTCTTAAACTAAGACAAATGAATCTTGAGAAACTCTTTGGAAATACAGCATTTGAGCAAATTATCTGCTTGGATACTGGAGCAGATAAAGACGAGGCATTAGAGCCATATCGAGATAGTGAATGTTGGTGGTTAGAAGACAAGTTGGAAAATGCCGAGACAGGTGTTCGAATGGGACTACGATCAGTTATCATGGAGCATGGGTTCAACATGAATTATAAAGGCCCAATTCCCGTGGTCAAAAATTGGGCCGAAGCGTATCAGTTGATTATTGGTCTTTAGACTGAGTATAAACGAATAACGTCCTCGATAATAGGATGACGTTGAACATCTTTAAGTCCAAATCGAATAACATCGATCTTAGAAACAGGATGTTTATACAATCTATCTTCTAGATCAAGTAGTCCGTTATCTGTTCTACGACGATCTGTTTGTTCAATGTCGCCTGTTATTACGATTTTGCTGTTATAACCAATACGAGTCATTAGCATTTTGATTTGACTTGGTGTGGCATTCTGTGCTTCGTCAAGTATAATAAACGATTCTTTGAATGTTCTTCCTCTCATAAAGGCTAAAGGACTAATCTCTACAATACCCTCGCTAAGCATATATTCACATTCTTTGACAGAATAATGCTCTTTAAGAACATCTAATAATGGTCTAGTCCAGGGTTCCATCTTGCTGTTCAGATCACCAGGTAAGAATCCATGCTTTTCGTCATCTACTCCCACAGCAGGTCTTGTAAGTACAATCTTATCAACTTCTCGATTTCTTAGTGCTTGAATGGCCGCGAGCATTGCTAGATAGGTTTTGCCTGTTCCTGCTGGACCAGTTGCTACTACTATATCTGTGTTAGAATCTAAAAGACTAAGAATATAACTCTCTTGACTCTGACTTTTTGGTAGTAGCTCAATTTGCTTTTTGTGCTTGACTAATGAAAAGTTTATTGTGTTTTCGTGCTTTTGATAGAAGGTCTGTGTGTTTTTATTTGATCGATCATACTGCTCTTGTTCTCTGCGCATAGCGCTATTTTTTCTACGGCTCATCGGCACTCCTAAAATATGTTGTGTTCCCACGGATGAACAAAAGTATTTACTAAGCACATCTATTGAAAGAAGTGTGTTGAATATCGAAAATGATTTAACTAAATACTAAGATTTGCCAGTAAATGAATCATTTACTATCTAATCTAAAACAACCTAGATTAGATAAATACAACTATGACTAAAAAGACCACATTTCTAGACACGCCTCAGTGGGCATCGATTGTAGAAAACGTAAAGGGAATCATGATTAGTGATTCCACGATGGCTACTTTACTTGACTTTGAGCGATGTTTAGATGAATCTGATGTTTATGCCTATCGTAATTGGAAACATGGTGAATTAGTTGACGGTCCTAACGTAAAGAAATACGTAGTACAATGTACTTTTATGTGGCCAGCAAAGCTAATGCCAGACCCTAGAGCAGGAAAACGTCTTATGAGTCTTGGTGCTCGAATTCATTTCAAGAAAACCAAGATCAAGGTACCCATCAAAGTAGAAAGTGCTGATGATTACGAACAGGGCACACACTTTCCAAAGTTAATAGATCAATCCATTTGGTTGGTTAGAATCACGTTGCCCAAGAGTCTGATGAACGATATTCGTGAAGGCAGCGTTGACATTGCAGATCAAACATTTGATTTAGAAGATATTGATGAAGCCTATGAAAAAGATTATGACAAGGCTGATACTAAGACACAAGATAACGAACAAGAACAGCAGGGCATGGGTATGGGAATGAACGGACTTGGAGGACTTCCTCCGCTTCCAGGTGGGCCAGGTGGACTACCTCAGCCTCCAGGTGGGTTAGGACTATAATCTATGAGCATTGAACACATGGACATGAAAGATCAAATCATTCCTTTAGTTGGGATTGATATCTATAAATCGGCAGTTGCTGATGATGATCAGATCATTACGCTTAGTTTTATGGTCACTGATAAGGCAGTTGCAACTGATCTAGTAGAATGGTTTGAACGAGGATATGATTGGATCATTGATGCTGATATTAGCGAGGGTGAAGTAGGCAAGAGCAAGTATCTTGTGTTTGTAGAGATAAGCAGAAGAACTCGTGCTCCCGATAGAATATTAGAACTGATCGATGATTTAGAAACTCTGTGTGATATTAAGAGAGATGCTTGGTCAGTTAGAATCGCTGAAAAAACAGAGCCAGCAACCATTGAATTCATCAAAGATAATCTTGTTCTTAGTCCGCTAGAATACAGAGAAAAACAACAAACTCAACTGAATGAGATGAGAAAAATAGCTGGGTTACCAATAGTGCCCATCTATGATAGTGCAGATCAAGAACTTCAATTATTACAGCGTCAAGCGGGAATTATATAAATCATGAGTACCTCTTTTACTAGTATTACTATTGGACAACGAACGGAAGAGGAACGCCCATTTGCTATTCGTGATGATATTCATGAGATGTTGGATAAAGATCCCACAGTAAACACTCGCTCTTGGCATAAGCCTGATGATATTGCATCTGCTAATAAGTGGGGAGAGCCACCTCAGGCAAAGCAAGCAGAGATTATTAAGAGTAGCGGTGGGGCTATGCAAGAGGGTCCGGCTCAGGTCTTGATTAAAACTGATGATAAATTTGGTAACTTCATCAACTCAAAATGGCGACCATTGATGGCGATCATATACATGATCACCTGTACATGTGACTTTGTAATTTTCCCAATTCTATGGAGTGTGTTACAAGCGTTAAGTCACGGTCAAGTTAATAGTCAATGGATGCCTATCACATTACAAGGCGCAGGACTGTATCATATTGCCATGGGTGCTATTTTAGGAATCGCCGCCTATGGACGTAGTCAAGAAAAGATAGTAGGGAAAGCATAATGAAACCATCAGATATTATAACAGAAAGTATTGAACATCGTGAGCTAGAAGAAGCTCCTATGGGTTTCTTTAAAAATCTCGGATACAAAGTGGCAGGTAGTGTTTTAAACCCATTTGATAGTAGATCACTATATCAAGGTAAACAAGAGATAGGTAAACGAGCCGATGCATTAGCACGAGAATTTCGTAAATATCTAGCAACGATACCTGGAAATCAAGCAACAGTAACTAACCTATTAAAATGGCTCAAGTTCAAAAAATTAGAGACTGCTGGTGTAGAAAAGTTAATTAGTGATCCCGCTCCAATGGAAGAACCTAGAACTTCTAATGTCGCTTCAAATAAGTCATCGGGTGTTAGACAAAGAGTAGAACCTAGATTAAGTGAGGATACGATGACATTCAACACCGTGCTCTCACCTAAGCAAATAGACAGTTTTATACTAAGAGCTATTCAGGATACTGCTAATAAAGAATATTTTGAACCAAGCGCGCAAATTGATGATCAAGGAACTCGATCAGCTTCTTCCGAGCCAAAACCTCAGCCATCGCCAGCGACATCTGCTCAGCAACCAGCTTCTTCCGAACCAACACCTCAGCAACCAGCTTCTTCCGAGCCAACACCTCAGCCATCGCTAGCGACATCTGCTCAGCCAAAAGACGAGTTGAATGATATCAGAAGACTGAGTGGGATTGTTCAAGATCATGAAGATCGTATTAAAAAACTAGAAGTTGGTAAAACCGATAATCGAGTGAAATTCACTGGTAAAAAAACGGGCACCTAATACTTTTCATTATCAAGCATCAAACGCTTGATAAGTAGTAGTATGGATCATTATTCAACACTAGGGGTTAGCAGAGATGCTAGCCCTGACGACATTAAACGAGCATACCGTAAACTAGCAAGCCAGAATCATCCAGATCGTGGAGGTAATACTGCCAAGTTTCAGCAGATACAAGCAGCCTATGATACGCTGAGTGACGCTGAGCGTAGACATCAGTATGATAATCCGACCCCTCAGGGATTTCCAGGAGGGTTTTCATTTAATTTCGGGCAAGGACTAGATCCTTTCTCTGATTTTATAAATCAATTCACTAGACAGCAACGAGTATATACAGCACAAGTAACAATAACGCTTGAGCAACTAGCCACTCAAAATACCATAGAGTTACAATTTCAGACAGAACATGGTCTTAAAATGATAACTGCCAGCATTCCTCCCAATGTACAAGATGGTCAACGAGTTAGGTATGGTGGAATCATTCCAGATGGTCCATTAGATATTATATTCAGAGTTCATCCTCATCCGAAGTTTCAAAGAAATGGAGTGGATATCACTGAGACTATTGAGGTTAACATATGGGATCTCATTCTTGGAACACGAATTCATATCACAACGATCAGAGGACAACAGGTAGAAGTAAACATTCTACCGAAAACCGCTCCTGGAGCAACACTTAGATTGGCTGGACTAGGATTGGACAACTCCAGTCATCGAGGTGACCATTTTCTCTTGATTAAAACACGAATACCTGATATAATAAGCGCTGAACTATTAGATTTAATTGACAAAGAACGCTCAAGTAAATAGGTAAATGGAACTTAAAAATCACAGATTACGACTTAAAACAAAGCCTGTTGACTTTAAGTATCAGTTAAAGTTACAATTATTAGAACAAGAAATGCTAAAAACCATGCTAAAACATGGTGGTATAGGTCTTGCTGCTAATCAAATAGGTTTATTAGAGTCAGTATTCATCATAAAATTGGAGTCTGATACTGAGCATACTGCCTATTGGAATCCAAAAATAACTGAGTTTCATGGAGAGATTATTTCATATAGTGAAGGATGCCTTAGTTATCCAAATAAGTTTTGTGAAATCTATAGATCGAGTATAATAGACATTGAGTATTATAATAACAAGGGAGAATTACAATCTCAGAGATTAGACGGACTTCGAGCACGAGTGGCTCAACATGAATATGATCACTTGATCGGAAAAACTATGTACGATAGACTAGAAGAACAGGAATTAAAAAATGCAAAATAATCCCGAAGTAGATAAGATTGTATCTGAAGCGATTCTCGATGCTGAACGTCGTATGCATCGATATGTAACTTTAGAGCATGTGCTATTAGCACTGATTAACTATCCATCATTTAAGACATTATTAGATGACTTTGGAGCTGATACTGCTGCTCTTAGTAGTGATATCTCATCGTATCTAGATAGAGCACCGGGACTTAAAATTCCATCAACGGCTATATCAGAAGAAACAAAGCCAAAGAAAACGATCAGTTTAGAGCGAGCGTTTAATCGAGCAATCACACAGGCTCATTTTTCAGGTCGTAGACAGGTAGACATTGTTGATATCTATCTAAGCATTCTTGTAGAAAATCAAAGTCACGCTCACTTTTTCTTAATCAAATATGGCATTACCAAGCAAGAGTTTATTCCATTTTGGCAAAAAGAAATGAGAAAGAGTGTAAAGTCTGCTAAAATGTCGGATGAACAAGCAAACGAGATCCTCGAAGAATACACCACTAATCTTAGCAAGCAGGCTGCTGATGATAAACTCGAACCAATGATTGGTAGAGCTACCGAGCTTGACGAGATTGTAAATGTTCTTGCTAAAAAGTTCAAGAGCAATGTTCTATTAGTAGGAGATCCCGGAGTAGGTAAAACAGCTATTGCTGAAGGTCTTGCTTTGAGAATTAAAGAAGGAAATATCTCTAAATTTTTAGAGGGTTATGAAGTTTATAGTTTGGAAATTGGTTCGCTATTGGCAGGAAGTAAATATCGAGGCGATTTCGAAGAGAAAGTCAAGAATGTAATATCTGCTCTTTCTGCCAAGCCCAAAGCAATTCTATTTATTGATGAAGCTCATACAATGAAGGGTGCTGGGAATAGTTCAAGTGGCAGTGTAGATTTTGCTAATATGATCAAACCTGCTATTACCAAAGGCAATCTCAAGGTGATTGCTAGTACAACATGGGAAGAATTCTACGAGAGTTTTGAGAAAGATCGTGCCTTAATGAGACGATTTTATCGGGTTAGCATTGATGAACCCGATACTGCAACTACGATTAGAATTTTAGAAGGATTAAGTCAGCGCTTGATGGACTTTCATAACGTTATTATTGATCCAACTGCTCGTGAAAGTGCAGTATCGTACAGCACACGTTATATTCATGATCGTAAAAACCCCGATAAAAGTATCGATCTATTAGATGCTGCCTGTGCTAAACAGCGAGTGGCAGATAATGTGGGTGCAATAATTACTGAGGCTAATATCAAGGAGCAAATCAGTCGTTATGCTAATATCAGCGCTGAAAAGCTTGATGTTGATAAAAACGATAATATTGCAACTTTGGAATCATCAATTTCTAGCAAACTCTACGGACAAGATGAAGTTGTCAATCAAGTTCTTAACAGAGTCTATGTGAGTTTTGCTGGAATCGGAAATGATAACAGACCCATGGCCAGTTTTCTTTTCTTAGGGCCAACTGGTACTGGTAAAACAGAGTTAGCCAAACTACTCAGTGAGGGTCTTCAAATGCCCTTGCTACGATATGATATGAGTGAATTTCAAGAGAAGCATAGTGTAGCAGGATTAATTGGGGCACCTCCTGGGTATGTAGGGTACGGTGAGGGCAATCTTGGAGGCGGTAAGATCATTAACGATCTTAGTAAGAATCCCTATGCTGTTCTATTGTTTGATGAAATTGAAAAAGCACATCCTGATGTCACTAATCTATTTCTTCAGTTACTAGATGAAGGTCGTATCACTTCAACGAATGGCAAAATAGTAAGTGCTAAAAACACTATTATTATTATGACTAGTAACTTGGGAGCTAGAGACAGCGAACGTAACAATATTGGCTTTGGGTCACAAGAAAAGACAGGAGAGGATGATCGTGCTCTAAAAGACTTCTTTAAGCCTGAGCTTCGTAATCGTATTGATCAAATCTGTAAGTTCAATAAACTAGACGATGTTTCTATTAAAAAGATCGTTTACAAGTTTATCAATGAGCTTCGTCGTCAAGTGAAGACCACTCATAATATCATGCTTAGTGTAAGCGATGCTGTGATTGATCTCTTGATTCGTGAAGGGTATGATAAGAAAATGGGTGCTAGACCGCTAAGTCGTAAGATTGATGAACTAATCAGAGTGCCCTTGAGCAAGAAGATATTGTTCGAAAAACTACGAAACGTTGATCTTTATGCTGATTACGATGGAACAACGGTTATATGGTCAACGCCAGTATCAGTAATGCCCATGATTACTGGAATGCAGCATGACTGATGATAATTTTATCGTAGAAGAAAATCAAACAGGCTTGTATTATCGTAATTTCAAATACAAGCTATCTTTAAAATGTTCAGGAGTCATGAGTCTTCGTAGATATATAAACGAGATGAAACTTAATCCTGATAGATTTCAAGATCAAGATATTTTAAAATCATTACTTGAGTTTGATTCGAAATCTGCTTATAGTTGTTTTATAACTAAAGACGCTGACTCTAAGATTTATCAGTTTTCTCTAAAATTTCTAAATGAGATCAGAGCATTTAATCGTGAAAATATTGACTACAGAATTAGAATAGAACATTATAATCTGAGCATTTTTCTTAATAATGTCGATCATATCAAACGAATCATCGATAATAGTATTTTGTCTATACCCTATAAAATTCATTATCAGTGTTTTAAAACTAAGATAAGCGAAATCGGGTACGATTCAAACGCTCTATATCGTAAAAAGTCAGACTTTAATTATAGAATGTATCTAAGACTATCAAAACTATCAGATCAAGAAAAGTCAGACTTTGTCACTTTTCTAGAATCATATAAACATCAGTTATCATTGAGTCCTAGACTGATTCACTATTTAAAACCGAGATCTTATTCTTATAACGCATCAGGCTTCTTCATTGACTATCGTGATGAGAAACTTGGTCTAGTATTGGCTATGAAATTTACTAAACATCTAGAGAAAATATACGAGATTAGAATTCAATAATGACTAAATACTCTATATTATCTAGGGTATTAGCATGGCGAAAATCATTGAAGAAATCATCGTTATTAAATTTAGTAAGATTGCAAAGGACTCAGACTCTGGAACAACAATACTAGGGGAACCAGATCATCAAGCGCTTGAGCAAGTTGCCCAAGAGTTAGTCGGTAATAATGTGGTCGTTGAGGTTGAACGAGCATAATGGCTATAACTCAAACTATATCTATTGCTGAAAACCTTGTTGATGATTTCGTCAACAACAAGGTGGGCAATATATCTCTAACGAATCCAGGGGCAAATTACACATTTGTTCCTAATGTTACCATCGGTGCTTTTCAAACAACATTAGGTACTCAGGCAACTGCTGAAGTTAGCGATATGATTCTGACAAGAGCAGATATTTCTGCTGTTGGCTATTCATATCAAGTTGGAGATATACTAGATATTGCTGATACTACGGGACAGGTTCAGATCACAGAAACTGAGGTTACGATAACAGGTTTAGCTAATGCTGGGCAGAATTATACTACTGATACTCAAATAACGTTTAATAATGATATTAGTCCTGAATGGAAAAATACACTATTGATCAAGATTACACGAGTTATCGAAGACGAGAATGATGTTTCTTCTTTTGGAGCCTTGGGTTCAAAATCATTTGTTATTTATAATAGTGATGGCAGTCAATTTTTCACTGGTTTAGCAGATACGGAAGCACAGGTAATTGCTGATACTGATGTCGCTAATGGACAGTATTACATATACGGAACTCTAACTGCTTATAATACATTATTCAATACCAATCATAAAATTGGTGAAATACGAGAATACGAAGTAGTTCTCGCCGGATCGTGGCAATCAGAAAATACTCAACAACCCTCAATTTTATTAGTAGGCCCTGAAAATCTAACAGGTATTGCTAATGTTAGTGGAACCGGAGCAATTTTCAATGTCTCTTGGAATCTTAAATCTCTTAGTATAAAAACTCCTCTTATAGCCGCTGATAACTTACTAGTCAATAGTGTAGAAACTGTGGCAAACACGGGCGTTGGTGCGGGATGTATGCTAGACTTGAGATATAGTGTAAACAGTATATCAGTAACAAATCAAGGATTGGGTTATCTTAGTGCCAGTGTCAATATTGAGACACCAACTGTTAGTTCATTAGACTCTGATAAAGCTCAAGCAATTGCCGAAACTGTTAAGGTTGCTAATACGATTTATACTAATTCTGTTTTTGGGTCTGGTTATTATCAAAGACTGTCGGGAATAAGTACTCTAACATGGGATTTAGAAGAAAACACAACGTGTAATGTTATTATTCAGGGAACACTTAAGCATGAACCTATAGATACTGATTGGGCTGATCTCGTTAATATTAGTTTTCCCGCTACACAAAGAATTGGAACAGATAAAGTATTAGGACATTGGGTTAAGCTAAGAGCTAAGATCGATAACCTTACAACTGGTGTGATAAATAATATCAAGATAACATATTAAGATATGAAACGTGAAGCCATTCTTAAATTAATCAAGGAAAGCAAGCCATTCTTGGCAACTGCTAGTCCTGCTCAAAAATTAAAATTTCTTAAAGCTATTAAGGAAGGTCTTCGTCGGTCTCGTGAAGCGTCATTACCAGAAGTGCTTGTCGAGAGCCCAAAAAATAACGACTATTTACCCGAAAAATAAAATTTTTTGATCGTTCTGTGGTATAATAAGTATCATTATAACTTTGAGGATACTTATGACAACCACAACACAAGCAAACATTCCAGTAGACGCAGTACAGGAATTAGCCGATAAAGCAGAACAAGCAGCTAGTATCGGCGGAACAACAGATCAGCCTCCCAATCCAAATCAAGTTCAGGTAAACGTTGATTTTCTTAGAACGACTAAATGTCATATCGCTATGCCTTGCTACGGCGGTATGCTTACTGAATCGACTTTTATGAGTTTTATTAAATTCGCTAACACTGCTCGTCAGCTTGGCGTTGATTGGACGTTAGAAACCATGGTTAACGAGTCATTGATCAGTCGTGCTCGTAATACATTAACTGCCAAGTTCATGCATCAAAAAGATAGCACTCATTTGATGTTTATCGATGCTGACATTGGTTGGGAGCCATGGCATCTGTTAGTTCTGCTTAATCATGATAAAGACATGATTGGCGGATTATACCCAATGAAGACCATGCCCATTAAATGGGTAGTGAATGGGTTCGAAGGTGCTGAAGAGGGTGCCAATGGTCTTCAAGAGGTGTCAAAGGCAGGAACTGGGTTCTTGTTAACCAAGCGTCATGTATTTGACAAGATGCGTAGCCACCCAGCAGTTAAGTATTACAAAAATGATATCGGATTAGATCCTGTATATGATCAGTACTTGGCAACTTACTTTGACACTGCTGTTCGTCAAAATCGTTATTATAGTGAAGATTGGACTGCCTGTGAAAATTGGCGAGATCTTGGTGGTAGAGTATGGGTAGATAAACGTGTTCTTCTTCGTCATACAGGTACCTATGTTTTCTGTATGGAAAATCAAGAACATCTTTACAATAACATTGGACCTGCTTTTGTCGAAATCATGGAACAGCAAGGTCGTGTAACTGTTGTTGATTCAGCAGCAAAGACTGTGCCATTTGTCCCCAGTGCTCCTGCTGCTAAGTAATATCGTAGCACCCATTAAAGGCCGCTATCACAGCGGCTTTTTTCATAAATAATAGTACTATGAATATAACTCAATTAGAATCTTTCAAGCTCAGTGATGCTGTAGAATTTCATGACGAGCTTAATCCTGATTTATTTCAAGATGAAAAGATGATCTCATCGGTTCGTCGTCAGATCATGAAAATTGCTTTAGATTTTGTTGAACATGTAAGCATCGGTGATTTAGATATTGAAGATATTACACTTAGCGGAAGTAATGCTGCTTATAGTTATACTGATCATAGCGATATAGATATTCATATTTTGATTGATTATTCAAAATTGCCCACGAATGAGGTCTATCGAGAACTATTCGACGCTAAAAGAATAAGTTATAACGACTCACATGATATAAAAATAGCAGGGTATTCGGTAGAGTTATATGTTCAAGATAGTAATCAACCTCATGTTAGTCTTGGAGAATACAGCGTTATTGATGATCGATGGCTTCGAATACCCGTTAAACGTCGTGCTAATTTTGATCAACATAATACTGCTCTTAAATTTGAGAAACTTGACAAGATTTCCAAGTTAGCTCTTAAGCAACAAGATTTAGATCAAGTAGAAAGAGTTTTAGATATTCTTCGTCGATATCGTACTGCTGGACTCAGTGAAAATGGTGAATTTGGGCCGGAAAATCTTGCTTATAAAGCATTGAGAGCACAAAATACAGTTCAAAAGTTATTTGATCTCAGAGATAAATTACATGCTCGTTCGCTGAGCATGGACGAATCTCTAGATCGTAGAACCATGAGCGTAGAGCAAGTAGCGGCAAAGCATAAAGTTTCTGTTAAGCAGATATTGACTCAGCTTAGACAGGGTGTTGAGATAGAATTAGAACATACCACTGATAGAAAAACAGCTAAGGAAATAGCATTAGATCATTTATCCGAAGATCCTAGATACTATACTAAGTTATCTAAAATGAAATTAGAGAATCGTCTTACTGTAACTGAAGCTGCTAAATTTTTGCTCAACGAAGAAAGTCCAACTATTAGTGTAATCAATCTTTATCGTACTAGAAAACTAACGGGTTCTGATAATTTAGATGATTCACAGGGTCTATGGTCACAAATTTGGAAAGTATTTGGAGATCGTCACGATAAAATGATTAAGAATCCTAAAAACAATAAAGATTATCTAATCTCTCAAGAATTATATGATTATCTCTTGAAAAGTCAAACTATCAGATAATCGCTAAATACACTATAATCAGGAATTCTTCAAATGAGTGACATTCGCAAACTATTATCTATCGTTACTGAATCAACAACTGCCGGAAGCATTGCTACTAATGCCGCTGTTCCCTTGACTTCTGAAACTATTAAACGTGAGAACAAGCCATCAGAATATGGTAATTGGGAAAATAGTTTGGGAGAAGAAAAGGTCAGACTAGATAAGTCATGTTGGAAGGGATATAAAAAGCAAGGCACCAAAATGAAGGGTGATACAAGAGTTAATAATTGTGTCCCTACAAAGAAAGTTAAAGAATCTCTAGAGGTTTATCCCGATCCCGAGGATCATTCATTTGATACATTAGAACATGCCAAGAAATACGCTCTGCGTAGAGCCAGTCATCTTAGAGATTCCTCTGATACTATTGAAATTTGGAAAGACAAGCAGAAAAACAAGTTTTGGGTAAATCATTCAATGAATTGGAATCAAAGACAGACATTGGAGAAACGTGCTAATTTAGTTGACAATGTTAGTCGTCGTGATGTTAAAGAGAGTACTCTAACCAAGGGTCAAAAGAAAGCACGTCAAGTTAGTGCTACTGAGCCTACAAAAAGCATACGAGTTCTTGGAAACAAGCCTCAAAAACATCCATTTGATGGTAAATTAGTTGGTGTGGCAGAATCTTACAGAGATGATCCTAATAGTTTATCTAGTAAGATTCCTTCAACTGATACAATACCTCAAGATTCAACTGCTGGTCAGGCTCAATTGCAGGCCATGGTAGATGGAATGAAACAACAGACTATAGACAGAATCTTAGATATCAACCCAGAGTGGGGTCGCAGTGACTTGTCATTGATGACAGCGGCTGAACTGAATCAAATGCTAAGAGATCTACCTCTACCGGCTAAAAGAGCAAAGAAAGATGTGACGGAAATGGACAAGAGTCAACCCAGCCACGGTCGTGATGGTAAGATTAGCCACAGCACCTATGGTTCAAGAGATAAAAAAGGTTCTGACTATTTCAAAGGTAAGGAAGTTCCTGTTAAGCCTATTACCGTAAAGAAGATGGAAAAAGACGCACTTGAAATTTTGAAAAAGCAAGGTGTGGCGGAAGCAAAAATCTTAAGTGATCATGACAAGCAAAAAATGTATAGATCCGTTGAGAACGGTATCAATCGTTATGCTGAAAGATTAGAAGATGAGCATGGGCGAATGGAAGATTGGCCCGAAGACGTAGGCTATCAAGCATGGGAAGATGCTCGTGATGATGTAGAACATTTCTTGTCTATGACAGACGGCAGTAAGCGAGTGCTACATGCTATATTATCAAAGATTGAAAACGACTATGACGGTATGATTCAAGCGGCCCTTGCTCACAATATGCTTGAGAACGGCGGTTTTGATGATGTGTATGAGGGTAAGCAAGGTGTGGCGGAAGGCCAATTAGATGAAATCATTGATCCCACTACAGCCATAGCAAAGACATTGCGTTATATAGGTAGAAAATTTGCAACGGTATTTCCTTGGTTGGCAGTAGGTGGTTTGGGTGCTACTTTAACATATACGGGGTTACTCGCCCCGATGGTCACAGCAGTAGGTGGTGCAGCTAATGCGATTGCAGCATTGGGGACAGAGGCTGTGATTGGTAGCGCAATGGCAGGTACGTATGCCGCACCTAGTCTTATTCAATCAATAAAAGATTTATTTGCCGCAGATGAAAATAGTATTCAAGCAGGCATTAAACGATGGGTTGAAAAACATGTGGGAGATGAAAATGATGTACAAGAATTTTTATTAATTCACGCAAAAGCAGCATACGGAGGTAAGACTGGTTTCCGTTGGAGAGCCAAAGAATGGACTGTTAAATTAAACAAGGATCAAGCTGAGGCATATTTAGAAAAGAATGATAAGACGTGGCTTGATATGGAAAAACAACGAGTCCTTGACGCTGAAAAGAAAAAACCAGAGCAAGGTGTGGCGGAAGCAACTGGTGACATCTCATTTGACCAAATACTAAAAGATATTACTAGTAAAAAAGCAGTAAAAAAACAAAGACAATCAGATACTAAACAACAATCAAAAAGATCATTCGACTCAATGTTTGGCGGCGGTAATCCAGCTGTCATTCTTGATATAAGAAAGAAGAAGGTGACGGAAAGTTTTTCGTGGAAATCACTTGACTCTGGACTAAGTCTAGATAATAAAATGACAATATTTGAAGAATATTACACTAAAGGCAATCTATTTGAATCCATTGATGAGAATGAAAAATCTTATTTTATGTCATTGTTCAATATGTCATCTACGCCAGAAAAGAATAACAGATACATTGTGGCTCCGTTGTCATTAGTAGGCAATAAAATAATGACATTAGCCAAACCTCGTTACTTAGAGTATTTGGGTAAATCTAAGGGTCAACTAGTTTTTAAATCAGATAAAGGTCAGATCAGATACCCATCTGAAACAATGCGCGATCTGTCTGTGTCTAACACTTTTACATTTTCGTCAGTAGACTTGTATAATAAGTTCAGAACTGCTCTTATTCTAAAGTTTAATGCTGATTTACCGAGGATAATGGGTGTGGCGGAAGGTGCCATGAAAGATATCATGCATGCCGATGCCGAACAACTGGAGTTGAAAGATTTTATTGAGAAGTATGGTAATGAAGATTGGGTCAAAGAATTTTGGCATAATATAAACGATATCGGCGATCATACTCTACATGAAGTTACAGAAGCCCGTGATCCTAAAGAATTTATCAGTCAGGTAGTAGACACGGTTCAGGCTGATGATGCTTTCAATGAAATCAATGATTTAATCAATAAGTTGGGAATTAAAAATTTAGAGGTGACTACTGGATCCGAAAATATATACATAAAAGATAAAAGTCGAGCACATCAAACTCTTCCAAAAACCGAAATACATTTAACTTACGGACGAGATGGTCATAGATTTGCCAAGCGATCAGATGTAGAACGAGCTAAAAATAGTATTCGTACACAATATAAAATTGGTGCTATCAAAGAAGAATCTGCTATGTTTGAAGATGAACTTAGCGAAGAACAATTAAAAGAGAAATTAAAAAAAGAGATGAATTTGTTTATGAAATCGCATCGTTCTAAGAATAAAGAACTAAGTACGAAACCCAAGGACAGGGAAATTCATAAAAAGGTATAACATTTAGGATATTAAATTTATGTTACAAGAAAAACTTAAAGTTGTTTTAGGTACTACGTTCACGTTTTATGTTAAAACACATGGATTTCATTTTAATGTAGAAGGTCCAAACTTCCCTCAATATCACTCATTCTTAGGTGATTTATATACCGAAGTCTATGGCACTATTGATACACTAGGAGAAATTATTAGACAACTGGATTCATATACTCCTGGATCATTGGCAAGATATCAAGAGTTGAGTGTAATCGACGAACAATTAAAGGTACCTCGTGCTGAACTAATGATACAAGAATTGTACGATGACAATCAAAAGATTATTGTGTTATTAAAAGAAACATTTCATCTATGTGAAGAGGCAGATGAGCAAGGTATTGCCAACTTTATAGCAGAACGTATTGATGCTCATAGTAAATGGAAATGGCAATTGAGTAGTATCTTAAAGACTAACAGAGGATAGCGTGAAGCATTGGCAAGAATACGTTAAGCATAGTTATGATTTAATATTAGAAGCAGAGGGACGTAGTTCAGTAAATCTGCCTCATGATGTAGAAGCATGGATGGTTCATGCTTTTGCTCGTTGGATGGAACAACCTCGTATATTAGATGAGCCTGTGGCTATTAAGTTTATGACGATCATGCAAACTCAGGGTACAGAGAGACAGCATGGGTTTGAGAGAGTAGCAGAAGAATGTATGCTCGTAGATGGTCTTAGATTTAACTATCATCGTTGGCCAAGCGAATTCTATTATCGTGATATGAGCATGATGGCTTTAGAGTATCGAGCTTATAGTGAGCGACCACCTGAGTTGTTTTATACTGATCTTGCTCGTATCTATCCAAAATGTGTAAGAGTATTGGAATATTGTAGAGCATAATCTTCCAAAAAGCATTGACTTTTTACGTCAAGAGAGTAGAATAACTACTCTACTAACTTACATGGAAACAATATGTCAGGTCAAACTTTCAGTGCCGATCAAAAGGCAAAACTCACTCAACTTATCAACGAAGGCTGTCAAGTTCTACATGAAATTGACACTCTAAACGGCGGACTAACTGATACTATCAAGGCAATTGCCGAAGAACTAAACATCAAGAGTTCTGTCCTCAAACGAGCAATTAAAATTGCTCACAAGGCTGAACTACAAAAAACTCAAGCCGAGCAACAGTTGTTAGAAGATATTCTACAGACTGTGGGCAAAACACTTTAATGAGTTACGTTGATGCTATCATTGATCGTGATCGCGATGTTATTCATGTTGTGGAACGTGATAAAAAAGGTCGGCGTCTTTATCAAGAATTTCCTGCTAATTGGACGTTCTATTACGACGATCCCCGAGGGAAATTCAGAACGATTTACGGAACGTCGGTAAGCAGATTCAGTTCTAAACGACGTAGTGAATTTCAAAAAGAACTAAGAGTTCAGTCTGGAAAACGCTTGTGGGAAAGTGATATCAATCCTGTATTCAGATGTTTGGCTGATAACTATCAGGATGCTCAGCCTCCACAATTGCATACAGTGTTCTTTGACATTGAGACTGACTTTAATCCTGAGCGAGGGTTTGCTTTGCCCGAGGATCCGTTTAACCCTGTCACGGCAATTAGTCTATATCAAGATTGGACTGGCGAACTATTCACTTTATGTTTGCCTCCAAAAACTCTAACCCCAGAACAAAGTCAATCAATTGCTGATAAGTTCTCTAATACACTTATTTGTGAGAATGAAGCAGAGATGTTCGAGGCATTCTTTCAACTGATTGAAGATTCAGATTGTCTAACAGGTTGGAACAGTTCAGGGTATGATATTCCCTATATGGTCAATAGAGTAACTCGTGTTCTTAGCAAGGATGATACTCGTAGATTTTGCTTGTGGAATCAGTTTCCTAAGCCAAGAACGTATATAATGTTCGAGAAAGAACAACAAACATACGATCTTATTGGTCGTATTCATATGGACTATCTTGAGCTTTACAAAAAATATAACTATGAGCAACGACATAGTTATAAACTCGACTACATTGGCGAAATGGAAGTTGGCGAGAATAAAACTCAGTACGAGGGAACGCTTGATCAACTTTACAATCGTGATTGGTTTAAGTTCTTAGAGTATAATCGTCAAGATACGATGTTGCTTTACAAGATTCATGCTAAGCTTAAGTTCTTGGATCTTGCTAATAGTATCGCTCATCAAAATACAGTGCTCTTACAAACAGTTATGGGTTCTGTTGCTATGATCGATCAGGCTATCATTAACGAGGCTCATAGTCAGGGTCTTATAGTTCCAGATAAACGAAAGGTGAATATCGATGAAGAACCAACAGCGGCAGGTGCCTATGTTGCTACGCCCAAAAAAGGAATTCACGAATGGGTTGCAGCCGTTGACATTAACTCGCTTTACCCATCAACGATCCGCGCTCTTAACATGGCCGCAGAAACGATCATTGGACAAATCAGACCTGAATTAACCAACAAATATATCGATTCAAAAATCAAAAGTGGTAGTTCATTTGCTGGAGCATGGGACAGCATGTTCGGCACATTAGAATATGAAGCAGTGATGAAGAAAGATCCAGCAACCATTCTTACCGTAGATTGGGAACAAGGTGGTAGTGATCTTGTTAGCGCTGCTGAACTTTGGCAAATCATCTTTGATGGTAATAATCCTTGGATGCTAACTGCTAATGGTACTATTTTTACTTATGAACGTGAGGGTATTGTTCCCAGTCTGCTTACTCGTTGGTACAGCGAACGTAAGGATCTTCAAAAGAAACTAAAGCAGGCACAAGAAGCTTCTGATAAAGAACAAATAGAGTTTTATGATAAACGACAGTTGGTTCGTAAGATTCTGTTGAACAGTGCATATGGAGCTTTGCTTAATCCTCATTGTAGATTCTATGATATCAGAATTGGTCAAAGTACTACGCTGAATGGCAGACAAATTGTCAAGCATATGAGCGCTTATCTGAATGAATTGATTACTGAAGAGTATGATCATACAGGTGACGCTATTGTATATGGTGATACTGATAGTTGCTATTTCACAGCCAATCCCATGCTTATCCGAGATCATGAACTTCGTCAGGCTTGGAACAAAGATGTAGCAGTAAAGGTTTACGATCAACTGGGCGAAGCAGTAAACGCTAGTTTTCCTGAGTTCTTACAGCGAGCATTTCATTGTCCTCCGAATAGAGGTAGTATCATCAAGGCAGGTCGTGAATTAGTGGCAGATCGTGGATTGTTCATCACTAAAAAGCGTTATGCTGTTAACATCTATGACAAAGAGGGAAAGCGTAAAGATACAAATGGTAAGATGGGCGACATTAAAGCAATGGGTCTTGATCTTAAACGAGCAGATACTCCAAAGTATGTTCAAGAGTTCTTGATGAAAGTATTAACTCAGGTATTGGCCGGTTCTGATAGAGATTCTGTAATTAGCATGATTACAGAGTTCAAGCAAACGCTCAAAGAGCAAGCAAGTTGGACCAAGGGTAGCCCAAAAGGTGTTAATAAACTATCGTGGTATCATGATCAAGAGCGTAAGAGCAAAACAGGTAAGTTCAATATGCCTGGTCATGTTCGAGCGGCTATTAATTGGAATTATCTTCGTGAAATGAACGGCGATAACTATAGCACCAAGATCATGGATGGCATGAAGATTGTGGTTTGTAAGCTAAAAAATAATGCTCTAAACATGACAAGTATTGCTTATCCCACTGATGAGCTTCGCTTGCCCGAATGGTTTAAGAGTTTACACTTTGATGACTCAGAAATGGAACGAATATTGGTTGATGAGAAGATAGAGAATCTCTTGGGAGTACTCAAGTGGAATCTTAGAGAGGCCACTGATGTTAGAAGTACTTTCAACCAACTCTTCCAATTCTATTGATTTCAAGCAGCAAATATACTATACTAACAACATTAATACAAGGATTACACAATGAAGGATCATCTTCAAGACATTATTTCTCATACCAGTGCTTTAGGCTTTATTGATTTAGTAAAAATCACAGGAACAGACAAAGAAACCAAAATTAACGCTATTGCTGAAGATAGAAACGTTATTCTTGAGGCACAATTTAAAAATCCACACTCAGATTTCATTGGCTTATTTGGAATGCCTAATCTTTCAAAGCTTAGAACTATTCTTGGATTTCAAGATTATGCTGAGAATGCCAAGATTTCAATGACTCGTGAAACAAGAAACGGTGAGACTATCCCTACGAGCATTCACTTTGAAACAGCGACAGCAGACTTTATCAATGATTATCGTCTTATGTCACAAGCACTTGTTGAAGAACGAGTCAAGCCAGTTAAGTTTGCTGGAGCTACTTGGAATGTTTCATTTGAGCCAACTAAGGACAATATTCAGCGTCTTAAAAGACAGGCAAGTGCCAATAGTGAAGAAATCTTATTTACAACCAAGACCGATAATGGTAACATCAGAGTTTATTTTGGCGATGTCAGCACTCACAGCGGCAACTTTATCTTTGCCCCATCTGTAGCAGGTACATTAAATCGTGCTTGGAGTTGGCCTGTAAAGCAATTTCTTGGAATCATGGATCTCATTGGAGATAAGCGAGTTCATATCAGTGATCAGGGCGCTATGCAAATCACTGTGGATAGTGGGCTTATTGATTATGTATATCTTCTTCCAGCACAGCAACGATGAGCGCAAGAGTAATTTTTGATGCCAATATCGTTGGAGGTAAGGGAATCATGATATCGGGCGGATCAACAATGCCTTATATTGGATTTGGACAGTCATCTGGTAACATGAGATTCAATTCTAATTCTCAGAGACTTGAAATCTATGACGGATGTGCCTGGCATAGCCCTTCAAATTCATCTATAACCATTGAATTTACGCCTGAGATTCAGAGTGCTCTTGAGTGGGTTTGTCGTCAACAAGAAAAAGAAAAAAGAATTCAAGAATTAGCCAAGAAAAATGCTAGTGTTGAATTTGCTCTTAAGGATTTACAACAAGCAGAAGATCGTTTACAAATAGTAACTATTCTAGCAGACAGCAAAATTGGACAAACTAATGATTGATTTACCAGTTATACAATCTAGACAAGATCGTGCTCGTAGAGTTCTTGATGAATGTAAAGTAAGCATTAAGCATAAGCAACGACTATTAGGCTTTTTTCGAGCGTCATTTAAGATCGTCGTTACTGATGAATCAGATCTTGATATCAGTATCATTAAACAGGCTATTAAAAAACTAGAATCAGAGTATCGTCCCAAAGACGATAGTCTTAAAGAATGTCATTCTCTTGCTGATAAACTTTTTAGTATATTAGCATTGAGTTACATCGGTGATATCACTATTTCGGTAAGTGGTTCGGGCGAAACAGGTGTCACTGTACATTATCCATCCACCCGACCACATCTTTCAATTTCAATTTAATCATGTCAAAAAAGAAACTTAGTTCCTCAGTTACCACTACCAATCATCCTATTTTTGAAGAGCTTGAGCGATATTTAGACTTTTGTCGATCATATGGCTATCGATATGATGAGCGGGATATCAATAACATGCGTAGTTATGCCTATCAACAATATCAGAAGTTTTTGAAAAACAAGCCAACTAAAAACATGTGGGAAGAAGATGCTCGACGTTTAGATGCTAATATCTAAATAGTTATTTCCAAATCAATTAGTTCATGACTAAGTATCTTGAATAGGAAACTAATCATGAACTTTTTGATTTTGAATAGGCTAAAGCAAGAGAACAAAAAAATAGGAATAACGTTTAGTACCTTTGATCTTTTGCATTGTGGACATGTTGCTATGTTAGCAGAAGCAAAAAATCACTGTGATTATCTTATTGCAGGATTACAAACTGATCCCACAATTGATCGTCCCGAGATTAAAAATAAGCCTATTCAAACCGTTTTTGAACGACAGATGCTATTGGCTTCTTGTAGATACGTAGACGATATAGTGGTCTATCAAACTGAGCAAGATCTAAGAGATATAATTCTTACATTACCAATCGACGTTCGTATCTTAGGAGTCGAATATCAAAATCAAGAGTTTACTGGGAAAAAAGAATGTAGTGATCGTGAGATTCGCTGTATTTTTAACTCTAGAGATCATTCATTCAGTTCAAGTTCGCTTAGAAAGCGTGTAGTAGAAGCAGATATCTCGATCAAAGATCAGCGTTGGTAACAATTTATGCAACAGAGAACAAGATCATGAACGATAAACAATGGTTAGATAAATTACATCATGCTTATCAAGTATATTCTATTACTCACAACGGTGAATCAGTAGAGCATTTTATTACTTGGTTGTATCAACAATATGGGATTCTCAAGCCCGAGATTGTTGTACCCAATAGAATGAGTACAATTAAATCATGAGTTGGTATTCATATCGTCCAAGAATTGAGATATCATTGACTGATTTACATATGATATTTGTTCCCGAACAACCAAGCGTTCAGCAGTGTATCCTTGATACTTATCGAGCAGCCAAAAAGTACGCATCCGAATGTATTGACAAATTCGAAGATTTAGAGTATTATCTACTGTACGAATACGGGGTTTTTCACGTCATACCTTATAATACAAAGAGTTTTACTTCCATTTCTGACGTGAAGAGCAAACTTAACATGCTATGGGGCGAAAACTCCATGTTAGAAGAACTATTATGACATTCAAAAAAATTGGGTTTGCTTGTAAGATTTCATCACTAGACCCTAAAAAAGGAATAGTTTCTATTCCCGAATTCAACTCTAAATCAACCACAATCAGTTGGCTTAATAGACAGTCTCGTGATGTTGCTGTGGAGAAGTTATGGGATTTAATGAAGTACAATATCCAAGCAGTCAAACAAGCGGTTACGTGGATTGGTAATCTAGAAGAAAATCTCAGAATGTTTCGACTGTCAAGCGAAATGTTCCCAGCATACACTGAGTCAAATTGGTCGTGGTTTTGGAAACAATCTGATGTTCAGGCTTATGCTGAGCGTCATCTAAAAACTGTTGGAGATATCGCTAGACAGCGTAATGTTCGACTTAGTTTTCATCCTGGTCAATACACTGTACTTGCCAGCGCTAATCCCAATATAGTAAATAAGAGTATTGAGGAGTTTGAATATCATGTGGATTTGGCCCGTTGGATGGGGTATGGAAAAGAATTTCAGGACTTTAAAATCAACGTCCACATCGCGGGTAAAGCCGGTACCCAAGGTATTCGAGCAGCACTTACAAGATTGTCTCCAGAAGCAAGAAACACAATTACCATCGAAAACGAGGAAATAAGTTATGGACTCGATGATTGTCTTCAACTTAGTGATGTTGTGCCTATTGTGCTCGACATACATCATCATTTTATTCGCGAAGGTGAGTACATACAAAGAACTGACCCTCGTATCCAGTCTATTATTCGTAGTTGGCGTGGGGTTAGGCCTGTTATCCATTATTCTATCAGTAGAGAGGATCTATTGGTAGAACATAGTCCTGATGTTCTACCCAATCTAAATACGTTGCTAGAATCTGGATTCAACAAGCAAAAATTAAGAGCCCATTCGGACTTTATGTGGTCAAACTCAGTTAATGAATGGGCAGCGACTCATTGGGAATGGGCCGATGTAATGGTGGAAGCAAAGGGTAAGAATCTAGCTAGTTTTAAATTGTTTGAGTCTTGGAAAAATTTACAATGAAGCCATGTGACGTTTTATCAAGAAAAAGAAATTAATGCTATGTTTGAAATATTTAAAAATCTATTTGCTAAACGAGAACCTGTTAAAAGTAAAACAGAAACTCCCGCTAAGCGGTCACCAGCAACTAGAAAAAAGAAAGAATCAACTGAAAAATCTAAACTTACAGAGAAAGAAATAGCCACTAAAAATGGAGAACCCTGGATTTCTATTCTTAGAGTAGAAGTTAACCCTGAGAATATCAACAATGGATCTTTTGAGTTAGATTGGAATGATAAGTTTGTTTTGAATTTGATACGATCAGGCTATAAGATTAGAGAAGATGATACTGACTCGATGATTGTGGATCGATGGTTTCAGACGGTCTGTCGCAATATTGCATTGGAAGTTTATGAGCAAGAGCAAGCGGATCCGGACAACAGAGGGGATTTAAGGCAGATTAGACGTAAAGATATTGGAAACGGTCGTTCCGAAATCAGTTGACATTTTGTCAAGTTAGATGTACAATACACACTCAGACACTACAAGTTATTATTATGAAATATATTATAATTGACACGGCAAATCTCTTTTTCAAGTCTCGACACATTGCTAGTCGTAGCTCTAGCGAATGGGAAAAAGTGGGCATGGCCCTTCATCTAACACTAAGCGGAATACAAAGCATTGTTAGAAAATTCGGAGATCAGAATCAGCATGTTGTATTTGCATTAGAGGGTAGAAGTTGGCGTAAGGATTTCTATGAGCCCTATAAGCGTAATCGTCAGGTAAAACAAGCAGCACTGACTCCTGCTGAACGGTCTCTAGACGAGTTATTTTGGAAAACATACGATGAATTTACAACGTTTTTACGAGGATCTACAAATACTAGTGTTCTTCAATGTGATATCGCCGAAGCAGATGACATTATTGCTCGATTCATTCATCTTCATCCCAACGACGATCATTATATTATTTCCAGTGATAGCGACTTTGTTCAGTTAATTGCATCTAATGTTAAGCAATACAATAGTATTAGTGGTCATTTGATCACGCTAGATGGCTATTTTGATGAGCGTCAGCGTCCTGTAAAAGATAAAAAAACAGGAGAGTATCGAGTTCTCGGTGATCCTGGTTGGCACTTATTTGAGAAATGTATGAGAGGGGATACCAGCGATAATGTATTTACAGCGTACCCTGGTGTTAGAACCAAGAGTACCAAGAACAGTGTAGGATTGCTGGAAGCATATGCTGATAGAAACACTCGTGGATTTACCTGGAACAATCTTATGCTACAACGTTGGACCGATCATAACGGTGTAGAACATCGAGTATTGGATTGTTATGAGCGTAATCGTACACTATGTGATCTTAGTGCTCAGCCAGAAGAAGTCAAGAACAAAGTAGATTCTGCTATAAAACAGGGACTAAGAAGAGAGCATATCTCTAATGTTGGAATTCGTTTTATGAAATTTTGTGGGAAGTATGAACTTGTCAAGATTGCTGAAAGCGCTGAGCATTATGGTCGTTGGCTAAATCGTGAATATCAAGGAGAACTTCTATGATGACTACTAAAGACGCTCTTCAAGCACTATCTAGAATACAAATTACGCAACAAGAACATGTCGAGATTTCAAATCTTATCAAAAAACTTATGATGGATATTGAGATTCTGAAAATAGAGTTATCCAAATATGTTGACATTAAAGATAAACAGGTGTAATATTTAATCATGACAATTATAGCAAAACCAATCGTAAAAGATCAACTATGGGTTCTTACCGATGGACAATCAAAGATCGGTAATATTGAGCATGATCAGGGTCTGTATCGTGTAAAGATTGGCGATCATGAGATCTCGGTTGAGAATAAGCGAAGTATTCAGCGTATTGCCAAAATTGAGTTCGAACATCCTAGTAATATCACAACTACTAGCAAGATTCCTTATGCTCGTTGGCCTGTACATACTACTCCTCATAATAACATGTATGATGTTAAGAGAAAGATTCATCTCTATACTGATGATTCTAAGAGCAAATGCTATTACGCTGCCGGGTATTTTGCTCTCAAGATGAATGATGTATGGAGCGTAGAGTTCTGTCCTAAGTATATATTTATTAGTCGCTATCCCTATCACGGACCCTATCTTACTCAGGAACAAGCAAATAATAGCATAAATAATGTATGATTAATGTAAAGCGATTTATAGACAGAGTATCACGAGTAGATGCTAACTCTAATCGTGACTTTGTTATGCCCGTTGAGGAAGCCAGAGCACTTAGAGATGAAATTGCTCATATTTTGGCGGATAAGATCATGGTCAAGGGAAATGACTCAATGATTGAGGTTGAGATTAAAGGCGGTAAATTTTAATGTCTAGAACACAACCAAAAGTTCTGCTAGAAATGGTAGATAAACGAACCTATAAATCTGATCAAGTTCTAGAAGCTAGCGGTATATGGGCTATTTTCTTTGATGGGCAACCAATAAATTTAAAAAATCAACACTATCTAGATAGTAATGCTGTGCCCAAATATAAAAAGACAAGTTTCAGTAACCCAGGACATGCTAGAAATCTATGCAAAAAGTTAAACATTCAGTTTAAAACGGATAAGTTTACTGTGGTGTTTATGAACAGCGGAACGGTGGTTTATCCTGATTAATGAGCCTTTTACCAACCAGAGAAGAAATTACCATTAAGGTTTTGAAGGAGTTAGACGATAACGGCCCTGAATCTATTAAAGAAGCTCTAAGAACGTGGTGGGTAAATCCCAGAGAGCATGGTGGATTCAGACTTACAACTGATGGAATTTTAGCCTTTCAGAGAGCTAAATTGACTCAATATGAACTACCACTGATAAAAAGAGAAGATTTGGATCCTTCATCAACTACAGGACCTCCACAAGAATCATGGTCACGAGTAGTACTAGCATTACAGCATAATCTAACAACTCCCTATTTTTTATTCAGACATTCAGGAAAGATAACAGTTATAGTATTTGATGGTAGAATTGCAAGTATATGTATGCTTTACGGATCGGTATATGACTACATACTAAGTATCATGAAAATGGAAGAATAGAGGTCATCGTATCAATGTTCTCACACGTTAATATTAATACAGTCATACAAGTTACGTGTTCAGCGAGTATGACCGTGGTCTCGATAAGGGATTAGTGGACACAAAAACTCATTAATGAGGGTATTATGACTAAAGTTTTAGCCGCTCTAATCGCTGGAGCATTTGCAGTAACCGCCTTTGCCGCTGACGCAAAGAAAGAAGAAAAGAAAGATGCACCAAAGGCCGAGGCCAAGAAAGAAGCAGCAAAGAAGTAATTTTATAAAAGGGCACTTCGGTGCCTTTTTATTAGTATTTTTTATGTGATCTATGTGCAGCGTATTTTCTTTGATGAGATAAACAACAGCATTTTATTCTCCAATTTTTATGCATGTTATTACACTCATCTAATGCACATTTTCTTTCTTCCATGATAAATTGTTCTCTTTTATGATAGGGTTTTTTGGTGATTCCTTTACCATAAAGTTTTAAAATTCTGTCGCTATTTATTTGTAGTGAAGATTTAGTTTCGGTAATCAATTTTGATTCAAACGATAATGCGTCTCTTTTATGAAAGAATTCTGCAATAATATAATGTTCGAACGAGTCAAAATTTCTCTTAACATAGCTATTGGATGTAAAATAAATTTTGCCAAAATCTTCAGATGACGGTACTTTGTTGGCATATCTATAACCAATGTAAAATCTGCCGCTCGATTTTTCTATACACATGTAGACATATGGTAATACTTTTTCGGATTTATATATCATGTATCTATTTATTTTACTAATATCTCATGAATAAATAACATTGAGAAACACACATACACATAAAGGATTATAAAAATGTTTATTACACAGTTCATGCTCAATATCCTTGAGCGTCTAGCCGAAATGTTTCCGCAAGATCATTATCAATCACGCTTAGAAGCATATTTGGCACGCCGCAGTATAACCGATGCGGCTACTCTAGATAACTACATCAAAGAGTTTGAATACAATTCTCACAAGGAACTAACATGATTACCTATGTCTTAGCAGTATTCCATAAAATTTACCTGGCCTTGGAAGTCAGCGGTCAAGCTCGTGCTCGTAGATACTTGAGCAATCATAATCCAGGAGCCTGGCAATGACTTTTATTAAAATACTTTATGAAGTATGGTGTACTGGATTAGTAGCCAGTCATCTTACTCGCCGAGGTAAATGGCAAAGTGCAGTTAAGTTAATGGGACGATAATGATGGAACCCACTTTACTATTCACATTTGGCGTTCTTATCTTCTTGTGTGCTGTAGTAGCGATTGATGAAATGCTAGATAGCAAATTCACTTTGGGCGAAGAATGGGATTTTGTTACTCCAAATAATCGCCGCAGAAGTTGACAGCAGTATAAATAATTTTGTATATTACACACAGGGAGACACATGATGTTTAATCAACCACTACTTTTCATTGACAGCGTACAGAATGCTAAAATGCAATTCGTAGAAAAATATGTACGCCATCCAGACCTCAAAAATGATATGATCATCTATATCGACGCACAAAGTCGATTTTTACATAGTGCCATAGAAGCTACCAATGGAATCATATCCACTTGTATGAGAGAATTTTATCATACCAAATTGGAAAAGTTGTTGAACCCATTTAGTATTGATTGGCACAAGGCTGGTTGGGACGCCTGGATCGCACAAAATCGTGCGGAACAAAAAACCAACAAATGACATACACACACAAAGGAGAAAATTATGTCTGCTGAACTATTCAACATGCCTAAAGCACCCGAA